AACACCCTGAAGGCCGAGCCGCCAAGGGTATGCCACACCTGCGACCATTACACCGAGCATGGGCTATGCGCCGAATATAACGACACGCCACCGCCTGAGTTTGCCAATGAGCCTGGGGGTTGCGCCTTGTGGGAATGGGAGGTTCCATTTTGAATTCTGAGCACCTTGAGCAGGTGCGCCTAGTGTCCTGGTTCCGGCGCAACTATCCGAGCGTGAGGGTCTTTGCAATCCCCAATGGCGGGGGCCGGAGCGCCTCTCAGGGGGCTGCGTTGAAGGCGGAAGGGGTAACCCCTGGAGTGCCTGATTTGTTTGTCCCTGCGTGGCTGCTATGGGTGGAAATGAAGCGCGAGGCCGGGGGCGTGGTGTCACCAGTACAAAGGGACTGGATTGCCTATCTGGAAAGCATAGGCCATCGGGTTATCGTGGGCCGAGGCTTTCAGGATGCTAAGAGGCAAATTGAAGGCGTAAAAAAGCCCGAGGGTTAGTCGGGCTTTGGTGGTTAGGGTGGTTACAGGTTCAAAAGCACTGCCACCAGGGTGGCGAGCAGGGCTGCGAGCAGAATCAATTGCTCCACCAATTGACAAGGGCCAGAGCCAAGCAGGTGGCTATGGTTAGGGCTAACAAGTAGTCCCAAATGGTTTCTTTCATTCGCCTAACCCCTTACAAACAGGGCAAACAGAGCCATCGTATTGGCCCTCGCCACTGCCAGAGCAGGCATCGCATATGCCGGGATCGTATTCACCTGGGCCATCGTCTGCCATGTAATCTGCCCAGTCTTCATCAAAATCGTTCATGCTGTTACCTCATCATGTAAGCCCATCCACAATTCAGCCGTAAGAATGTCTCCCATCAGCCACCAGCCGACAATCCTAGCATTAGGCATCAGCCCATAAATATGCACCTCATCATTTTGAGTAATGCGGTAATGGTTTGCACCATACTGGGCGCGTAGGGCTGCGCGTAGAGTTTCGCGTGATATGATTTTCATGTTGTTTCTTCGTCAATTACAAATTCAATATTTTGTACGTCATGCGCGATAAGATTATTCACTGAATTACAAACAGCACCGTAAAAACCAGCCTGGGCTTTCAATTGCTCACTGTTACTGTAATTCATGGCGGCATGAGTCCAGCGTTTATTGGCTGCGCTGATGTTTTCAAGGTCTGCTAGTGTCATGCGCGATAAGTAAGCGTTTAAAATGCGAGCATGGTCAATTTTAATTTTGGTCATGGTCAAACCCCTTTAGCCACTGATAAGCCACTAACGCGAAAGCACTTACCAGACGACAATTCAACGTCAATTGTCCCGCACGGGTGTACTTTCAAAACTTTAGCCAGATAACGCTTGCCATAAATTTCAACTTCTGCAAAATAGTTGTTTCCGATTTTGGTCATGGTTTATTCCTAGTTATTGGCCTGCACAATGCAAACCCCTAAACCCTGCACTGGCAGGGCTTAGAGGGTGCATTAGGCTGTTTCAATTTCTTTGCGCGGTATTGCTAAATACAGTCTGCACAATTCTGCAATTTCATCTAAATCAGCATGGATATTGTCTGAATAACCATCGCAGCAGTCTGACCATATGCCATCAGCATCTTCTGGCATTAACTGTATGCTTATTGCCAATTTGTAGCGATTAGATTGTGATGTTAAATTGTGCAATGCTTTTTTGTACGCTGCAGCTTCCGGGTTTTCAATAGCCCATTCAATTAACCTACCCTGAGACTTTTTGAAATAGTCAGCCATGCTAACCCCTGGCTTTAGTTTGGCTGACAACTTCCAGCCATCGCCATAGTTTTTCAGAATTTTGCCGTCTGACATATATGCTTTGCTGTAAGCTGTAAAGACTAAACGTCCGATTTCCGTGCCGTGAGCTGATAATTTAGCCATGATGTTTATTCCTAAGTTAATTGGCATAATTGCCACAATGCCCTGGCTCGCAGGGCATTAGGTTAATTACGCTCCAGCTTTGAGAATCTTATCGGCTGCGCTGAATATGCGCTGTGCTGATTTGTCGGATATTTCAGCACCAGATAGCCATGATTGAATGTAGCCCCTAGACTCAATCAGCCCTGGCAGTTCTAAAAGACTGCACAATATATAAGCCACCGATTCGGCTTCAACTTCGCATATGTCCCTAGGTGTAGACTCACTATCTGACATTCTGTTTTCAATAGTATGGCCTAGGATTACATGGGCCAATTCGTGAAATCTAGTTTTATGCGGCAAAATAGCCACTGGGTTAACTGCTATGGTCTTGCCACTTGCATAGCCCTGGCAGTTACCCGATGCACCGACAAATTGCACTTCGTCAATGCTGAGGGTTTGCAGTGCTTTGGTTTTGTCCCATGCGGGCGTGGTTATTTCATTCTCAAAATCAGTGCCTTCAGTCTGACTAAGCACGAACCAGTTATTTTTGAGTGCAAACATGGAAAACACTTCGCCAGTCTTTTCCCCTGCTGCGTCTTTTTTGTTGATGGTGAGGGGCATAACCAGTGCAATGGCTTTCTGTCCCTTGCTGACTTGTCTGCCCAGCTCAGACCACCGTTTGTAAGTGGCTATCGGGCCAAGCTCAATTTGACGCGCCATGCACTGTGTCCATGCCAGCATCTGGTTGCCGATAGAGTAGCCATGGAAAGTGCTGTAGCATTTCGATATGATGCCTGGCTGCGTTACCGCATCTGACAGCATGGCTGACCATGCTACTGTTTGTTTCTGCTCCATAATTTTCCTTAAGTTATCGGGACAATTCCCGCGCAAACCCTGACTAGCAGGGCTTGCACTGGAGCTGTCAAACAATCCATTCCTTACTGTGATGCACTCCATGTTGAAACGCGAATTGAGCAATGTCTCTTTTTGCCTTTCCCGACATGGCTGAACGATGCAGCATGGACAGCGCACGAGCTACGTAGTCAAGCCCTAGAATGGCACCGTGTTGGATGATTTTCTTGGCTTCGATGGTTTGTGATTTTGTCATTTTGTCTAGTCCTGGTTGGTTGGTGAAGCCATAGTGTAACAGATTTTGTAACCATGCAACAATGTTTATCACTTATTTTCTAGGTGTTTACCCTATGTTTTTACCCTGCACAAACTGCATATGCAGTGCACGTGCAAAAAGTGCAAACCATGAATTGCTGCACTTTTTGCACGTGCATGCACTTGTGCACTTGTGCAATATTGCACAAAAAACAGGCAAAGTTGCACGATTTGCACACACTCCTTAAGGAGTGTGCAAAAGTGCAATTGCTTGTCCGGGCTGTGCAGGGGTAAAATTGGTGTTTAATGACTAGGTGGTTAGTAACTTTGGGGAAACCAGATGTTTGATGTCAATGTTAGGGCTGAGCTTTCGCAGGCTGTGATTGATAGCATGGTTGAAGACGGGCTGAGCCTTCGCAAAGCATCAGCAAAGCACCAGACGACCGCTCAGACGGTTTTAAGGGCAGTTGCGGATAGTCCCGCCTTGGCGGAACAATACGACCGCGCGCGCGTTGCAGTTATTGAGCGTCTGGCTGATGAAGTGATGGAGCTTGCCGATGAACCAGTGGCTAAGCTAGACAATGGCGCGACTGACCCAGGACTGGTGCGGCATCGTCAATTGCAAGTGGATACGCGCAAGTGGTTCCTGTCCAAACTCGCCCCTAAAGTCTATGGAGACCGTCTCGATGTCTCCGTCTCCGATACCCGCATCAGCATCAGTGGAGCGCTCCAGGCAGCTCAGTCCAGGCTTGCACTCTTGCACGATGCAGCACAAGTGCAGGATGTGCAGGATGTGCAGGCCAAGGATGCCGAGGCCGAGGCCAGGGGTGCAGGGCCAAGCGGTTAGGGCCACAGTTACGGAGCGTCCGCAAACAATTTTTATTTTTATGGTATAAAACGGGCATGGTGTCATTCCCACTATCAATTAGAGAGCTAAAGGCTACAGAGTCACGGTTAGCCGCCGTCTACGAAGCCGCACGGCTAGGGTTACGCGGCGAAACACTGGCGCTTGCAGCCGGTATGCTGCCCAAAGAGTACCTGGCGCTGTGCAACTTTGACCCGGTAGTTGAGATGGCTGCGATGAAGGGCAAAGCAGACGGCGAGCGTGAACTGGCAGACATACTGCACCACGCTGCGCGCAACGGCGACGCTAAGGCGGCGCTAGAGATACTTAAGCATCAACACGGCTGGGTAGCCAAACAAGCCATAACTGTTGAGGTTGACCAACGCATCAGCATCACGCAAGCACTAGAACAAGCAGAGATGCGCGTTATGCAAGTTATAGATGTTGGCTAGGAACACTAATGGCCACAAACAATCTTGCGCCAACATCAATCAATGCGTTTACTGATGTGTTAAACCGAGGATTGGTAGCTGGCACACTTGGTGCGCCTGTTGATCTTGTTTCAATGGCAATGAGGCCATTTGGGTATTCAGTAGACAAACCTATTGGCGGATCAGAGTACATCGGCCAAAAAATGCAAGACGCTGGATTAGTTTCAGCAGAACGTAGACCATTGGCTGAACTTGCTGCTGGATTTGCATTGCCAACAAGCGCGGCGGTTAAGACGATAATGTATGCGGCCAAAGATGCTCAAGTAGCACAAAAGGCAGCGCAAGAAGCTAAAACCATTGAAGAAAGTTTTGCTGGTCTTTCTAAAGCACAACAAAATAACACGTTTACGTATAACCCCGGAGATACAAAGATGGGGTACGGTCGTCTTATGGGTAATCCACAACCATCTGGGACGCCATCTGCAAAACTGTTTAGCAATTTTGCGGATAACTTAAAAACACCAAATCAAATTTCTACATTTCGTGAAAAGATATTTGATCGCGCATTAAAAGACCCTAAAGCATTTACAAATGACAAAGTATCAACTACCACACTTCCATTTAAAAATAATATGTTGTTAGTAATTGAGGCGGCTGATAAAGGTGGAACTCGTGTTCAAGTTATTAAAGATGGAATGCCTGTTGCGGCGGCAAGATTAGAAAAAGGGCTTTTAGATTCAATTGGTGTAGATGAATCTATAAAAGGACAACAAATAGGCAAAGACCTGCTTAGTTTTATTCATGAAAATAAAATTGGAAATGTTTTTGAAGTTCCTGATAGAAGCCCTGGGTTTATAAAAATTCAAAAAGAACTTGTTAAGAATTTAGAAGCAAAACAATAATGCAATCAACTATCTACAAACCTGAGGACGAGCAAGAGTTAATGGCAAGGCTTTGGTCGCCTAGCCTTAAAGATAATCCACTGGCGTTTGTAATGTATTGCTACCCTTGGGGTCAAAAGGGTACGCCGCTGGAGCATTTCTCAGGCCCAAGAAAATGGCAGCGGGATGTGTTGAATGACATTACCGCGCATATTGCAAAGAATAAAGGCGAGGTTAACTTTTCAGTACTCCAAGAAGCAGTATCAAGCGGTCGGGGTATTGGTAAGTCGGCATTGGTGTCATGGCTGACGATATGGATGTTGTCTACTAGGATTGGCAGCACGACCATCATTAGTGCCAACTCAGAGAACCAACTACGCAGTATTACCTGGGCTGAGATTACCAAATGGCTGGCGATGTCTATTAACAGTCACTGGTTTGAGGTCAGTGCGACCCGAGTGACGCCTGCAAAGTGGTTGACTGAGCTGGTGGAGCGGGATTTGAAGAAGGGTACGAGGTATTGGGGTGTGGAGGGGCGGCTGTGGTCAGCGGAGAATCCGGATGCTTATGCTGGTGTGCATAATTTTGATGGTGTGCTGGTGATTTTTGATGAGGCAAGCGGCATCGACGACAGCATCTGGGCGGTGACGGGTGGATTCTTTACGGAAAACACGCCAAATCGGTTTTGGCTGGCGTTTTCGAACCCACGGCGCAATACGGGGTATTTTTATGAGACATTTCACTCAAAAAGAGACTTTTGGGTGAGTAAGGTGGTGGATGCTAGGACGGTGGAGGGGACGGACAAACAAGTTTATGAGCGAATTATTGCGGAGTACGGGCCGGACAGTGCCCAGGCGCACGTTGAGGTGTATGGTGAGTTTCCACGGGCGGGGGATGACCAGTTTATACCGAGTGATGTGGTGGATGAGGCCATGAAAAGGCCGAAGTACAAGGATGCGAGTGCGCCAATCATCATTGGTGTAGACCCTGCGCGGTTCGGGGCTGATGCTACGGTGATTGCTATACGTCAAGGCCGGGATATTGTTGCGGTGAAGAAGTATTGGGGAGACGATACGATGACGGTGGTAGGGCATATCATTGAGGCGATGGAGGAGTACAAGCCTGCGATGGTGGTAATAGATGAGGGTGGGCTGGGGGCGGGGATTGTGGACAGGCTCAAGGAGCAGCGGTACAAGATAAAGGGTGTAAACTTTGGGAACAAGGCCAAAAACCCGATCATGTACGGTAATATGAGGGCGCAGATGTGGGGGGACATGAAGGACTGGCTCAAATCTGCTAGTATTCCGCAGGATAGGTTCTTAAAGACAGACCTGATCTCGCCCTTGATGAAGCCTGACTCACGGGGTACGATCTTCTTGGAGAGCAAGAAAGAGATGAAAGCACGGGGTTTAGCCAGTCCAGACGCTGCGGATGCGATATGCGTGACCTTTGCTTTCCCTGTGGCGCATCGGGAGTACAGGGAGGCAGCGCCTCGCAGGTACTCTGAACCTATGGCGGTATCTACAGGTTGGATGGGAAGCTAATGGCTACTAAAAAAAGCGTATCTTTATCAGTTGGGCGTGGCGAGAAGTTGCCGGTCAGCCAAGGCGCTGGTTTGACTGCCAAAGGCCGTGCTGTATACAATGCAGCCACTGGCTCTAATTTGAAAGCTCCTGCGCCAAACCCTAAGACCAAAGCCGACCAGGGCAGGAAAGACTCATTTTGTGCAAGGATGTCAAATATGCCAGGGCCAATGAAGGACGAAAAAGGCAATTCTACCCGCAAGGCAGCATCATTAACTAGATGGAAGTGCTAATCATGGCTACAAAGAAAATGAACCCGTTTGGCAAAGGCGAATCCAAAAAGATGGAATCTGCCGAAAAGAAAATGGCTTCAACCAAACAAGCCTATTCCGCTATGGAAAAGAAGATGGAATCCGGCGTTCACAAAGGCATGGCAAGGAAAAAATAATGGCTACCAAACCCGGCCTCTATTCCAATATTAATGCTAAACAAGCCCGCATCAAGGCTGGATCTGGCGAGAAGATGAACAAAGTCGGCAGCAAGGCAGCGCCTAGCAAGCAAGACTTTATAGATTCAGCTAAAACAGCGAAGAAGAAGTAATGCCACTCAAAAAATCACCTACGCCTGCGGCGTTCAAGGCCAATATCAAGACCGAGGTCAAGGCTGGAAAGCCGGTGAAGCAGGCCGTGGCGATAAGTTATGCGGTCAAAAACGCAGCTAAGAAAGCAAAGTAATGGCTGACTACACCGGCATTAACAAGGTTGGCAAGGTTGCCGATGTTGGTGGGGGCGGCGACGACAAAGAGTACGGCGATATGCTGTCCACCATGCGTTCGCGCATGACGATGGCAATAGATGCCTTCAGCGACTCACGCAACAATGAACTAGATGACTTGCGGTTCATGGCGGGTAGTCCAGACAACCAGTGGCAGTGGCCTGCTGACGTACTGGCGACTCGCGGGGCTGTCCAGGGGCAAACCATTAACGCCCGTCCCTGCCTGACTATTAACAAGCTGCCGCAGCACGTTCGACAAGTCACCAACGACCAGCGGTACAACAAGCCCAGCGGCAAAGTGATACCTGCGGATGACGTTGCTGACCCTGAGATGGCAGAGATATTTAACGGCATTGTGCGGCACATTGAGTACATCAGTGACGCTGACATCGCCTACGCAACTGCCTGCGAGAATCAGGTCACCTACGGCGAAGGCTACATCCGTGTTCTGACCGAATACTGCGACGAAAACAGCTTTGACCAAGAGTTGAAGATTGGGCGTATTCGCAACTCATTCTCGGTCTACATGGATCCCGCGATCCAAGACCCATGCGGTGCGGATGCCCGGTGGTGCTTTGTCACGGACGATGTGCCCAAGGACGAGTACGAACGCCTATATCCCAACGCTGCGCCTATCAGTAGCTTACAGTCTTTGGGCTTGGGCGACCAAGACCTACAGCAATGGCTGCGGGATGACACAGTGCGAATTGCGGAGTACTTCTATCGGGAGTACAAAGCCGAAACGCTGAACCTGTACCCCAACAACATCACGGCGTTTAACAACTCGATTGATGACAAGCAACTTAAGATGCTCTACGGCAAACCGCTGAAGACTCGGATTTCGCAGCGGGAGAAGATTTGCTGGGTTAAGACCAACGGCTACGAGGTGCTGGACAAGAAAGACTGGGCGGGTAAGTACATCCCCATCGTGCGGGTGGTGGGCAATGAGTTTGAGGTCAACGGGCAGATTTATGTCTCTGGCCTGGTGCGAAACGCCAAGGACGCCCAGCGGATGTACAACTATTGGGTAAGCCAGGAAGCAGAGATGCTGGCCCTAGCGCCCAAGGCTCCGTTTATTGGCTACGGTGGGCAGTTTGAAGGGTACGAAACCCAGTGGAAGACTGCCAACACCACCAACTGGCCCTACCTTGAGGTCAATCCAGATGTGACTGATGGTGCTGGCGCTACCCTGCCACTGCCCCAACGCGCACAGCCCCCGATGGCCTCTACTGGCCTTTTGCAAGCCAAATCGGGGGCATCTGAAGATATTAAGGCAGCAACTGGGCAGTACAACGCCAGTCTGGGCATGGGCGGGAACGAGCGCAGCGGCAAGGCTATTCTGGCCCGTCAGCGTGAGGGTGACGTTGGTACTTACCACTATGTTGACAACCTGGCCCGTGCCATACGCTACGTTACCCGGCAACTGGTGGACATGATCCCCAAAATCTACGACACCCAACGTATTGCCCGAATCATTGGTGAGGACGGCGAGACAAACATGGCGAAGATTGACCCGTCGCAAGAGATGCCGGTCAAGAAGATCGTTGACCAGCAAGGCATTGAGATTGACAAAATCTACAACCCCAATGTTGGCAAGTACGATGTGGTGGTGACCACCGGCCCAAGCTACAGCACCAGACGCCAAGAGACACGGGAAGAAATGGCCCAATTGCTGCAAGGCAACCCGGCTCTTATGCAGATTGCAGGCGACTTGTTTGTTAAGGCAATGGATTGGCCTGGGGCAGATGAGTTGGCTAAACGCCTGGCTAAGACCATTGACCCCAAACTCTTGAGCGACGATGAAGACCCAGCCCTGCAAGCTGCCAATATGCAAATGCAGGCAATGGGGCAGGAAATGCAGCAAATGCAAGATATGCTGCAAAACGTCCAGCAGTCAATGGAAGCGCAACAGTTAGAAATCAAGCGGTTTGACTCGGAGGTCAAAGCCTACGATGTAGAAACCAAACGCATGACCGCAATGGCCGCTGCCATGACGCCTGACCAGATACAAGAAATTGTCTTGGGTACTTTGCAAGGCATGATTACCAGCGGTGACCTGATGACCTCAATGCCGATGGAGCCGCCTGACCAGATGGGCCAAGACCAAATGGGCCAAATGATGCCGCCTGAAATGATGCCGCCACCAAACCAAGGTATGTAACATGGCTACCACATCTTTAGCCCCCACGCCCAAGCTGCAATTCTTTGATGCCAACGGCGCACCATTGTCGGGTGGGCTGCTGTACACCTACGCTGCTGGCACAACCACGCCACTAGCCTCTTACACCGATTCCACAGGCAGCACTGCCAACACCAACCCCATCGTCTTGGACAGCCGTGGCGAGGCCAATGTGTGGCTTGGCGCAGCCATCTACAAGTTTGCCCTGTACACCAGCGCCAGCGTCTTAATTTGGACGGTAGACAACATCAACGGCAGCACCTTTGGCGTCAATGCTACGGGTGACGGAACAACAACTGCCTTCTCGGTAGTCAACGGTTTCACCGCTATCTACATCAACGGTGTGTATCAAAACCGCAACACATATACGGTCACCAGCGGCACGGTGACATTTAGCCAAGCACCACCATACACATCCATTATTGAAGTTGTTTACGATTAGGAATTACCATGTTAAAAGTAGCAAATTCAGTTATCAACGCTAGTCAGATTGCAACGCCAATTACTTTTGCTGGTAACGTTAACCTGTCCACCGGCAACCTAGTCATCGGCACATCTGGCAAGGGCATTGACTTTTCTATTGACCCATCTGCTCCTGGCATGACCAGCGAGTTGCTTAATGACTATGAGCAAGGTACTTGGACGCCTAGTGTTGGTGGAACTGCTACATACAATGCTGCCAATAATGGTAGTTATACCAAGGTGGGAAATGTAGTTCACTGTCAGTTTCGATTGCACATAACGCTTATTGGAACTGGAAGCACTAGCGTAATCAGTGGCCTACCGTTTACATCATCTTCTATTTATTACGAACAAGCAGGCTGCGTTGGTTTGTTTGAAGCACTTGCAACTAACATGACATTTCTTACGTTTTATAATTCAGCCAGCGCCACCACTCTTACATTAAATGGATTAGCCCTTGCTGCTACATCTACAACTGTACCCGCCGCAGTAATAGGAAATAATACTGTGATATTTGGTTCTATTTCATACAAAGTATAGGCACTTAAAATGTCTCTTACAAAAGTTTCTTATTCAATGGTTGGTGGTGCGCCACCAAATGTTTTAGATTTTGGCGCTGTAGGTGATGGTGTTACCAATGATACCGTTGCATTTACATTAGCTAGGGCGGTAAATACTCGCTACTTTATTCCTAGTGGAACCTATTTGCTTGACGCATCACCAGATGTTTGGACAGATTGTTTTCAAGCAGCAGGCAACACGTTTATCAAGATTGGCGCAACGACTTACAATGTTAGTAATGCTTTTGCTGGTAGATTACGATACAGCGTGCAAAGTAATGTTTTGACTTGGATTGTTGATGCAGTTACGAATAACAATATTATTGGTATTCAAAACAGTCAACCAGGCACTGCTACTTATTTCCTAAGAGGATTGGCGTTTACAACTGATAGCCATTTTATCCAAGCGCAGCCAGCGACCAATGGGGGTTCCACCGATTTGCTTTTTCAACGGTCTACACTTAATGCAGACCCTGCTGGTAATCGGTTTAATCTTACATTTGAAGAAACGTCAGATCGTCTTTTATTAAGCTACGCAACCACTGCCAGCGGTGCGCCTGCTTTTGATAGTGTAATGCAGATTTACGCAGGGACAATTCCACAATTGTTGTTCCCCGCAATTACTGCACAATTTAACCAAGGTATTAGCATTAAGCAACGAGCTGCTGGTGGTTTTGAATTTACCATTGAGCAAAGCAATTCCTTACAAGCAAAACTTAAACAAATTGGTGGTTCTGGAACAACTTACATGACTTTCAGCAATGGAGCATTTGGGTTTTTTGGTTCAGCAGGAGCAGCGCAACAAACAGTAACGGGTTCCCGTGGAGGTAATGTTGCTCTTGCAAGTTTACTTACCGCTTTAGCAGCAACTGGATTGATAGTTGATGGAACAGTTCCGTGATCAATTGTTAAACCAAAGCCCAAGTGGATTCTTGGGCAATACTAGGAGAGCATCATGTTAGAGAAAGTAAACGTAGTTGACCGCATTGAAGTGGTCGAAAATGGCAGCGTGCAAGTTCGCACCAAAACCGCCATCATGGAAGATGGCAAACAGATCAGCGGCACATTCCACCGTCATGTCGTTGCCCCTGGTGATGACTACAGCAATGAAGATGCCCGAGTAAAAGCTATTTGTGCTGCAACGCATACGGCTGACGTAATTAAAGCGTACAAGGCTACTGCCAAACCATGATACGCACTGCCAAAGGCCCAATCCTGCTCTACATGAACCTTTGCGGGTTCAAAGGATGGACTAGCTTTTGGAATATGATTTACATGGCCCCCGGCTTTGAGCAACACGATGCGTTGATTAGGCACGAAATGATGCACTTGGAACAGATGCGGCGAGATGGTAAGGTGCTGTACGCCATCAAGTACACCTGGTGGCTGCTGCGCTACGGTTATAAAATGAACCCTTACGAAGTCGAGGCACGAGCCGCTGAACAACCTTGAAAGACAAA